GACACGAAGAGTATATGAAACAGGCAATGAAGCAAAGTGATGTTGACATGGTGAATAGCCCATCACATTATAATCAGTCAGGCATTGAGTGTATTGCTGCCATCCAAGCTGCACTTGGTCCTAACTTTAAATACTATTTGCAAGGCAACATTATGAAATACTTATGGCGGTTTGACTACAAAGGCAGACCACTTGAGGATTTGGAGAAAGCTAAATGGTATTTAAATTCGCTACTAGAAGACGTGGCAGCGAGTGATGAGAGTTAAAGTATTTATTACTCTCGACATAGACGAGGAAGAGTACCCTATACCTGCGGATGGGCAAGTTGGGGAGGAAATTGAGGATGGCATACGTGAATACTTATACGATGTTAACGGTGCTGACATTAGAACAATGAGAACTATAACGGAGTGATGGATATGAACAATTACCTACCAACAGACTACCAAAACTTCATTGCGCTATCACGGTATGCACGATGGAAGGAAGACGAACAACGGCGTGAGACATGGGGTGAGACAGTGACTCGCTACTTTGATTACATGAAGAACCATCTGTATAGTACCTGCAGATACGTAATGCCTGACGATTTAAGAGGCGAACTGGAGCAAGCTGTATTGAATCAGGATATCATGCCTAGCATGAGAGCATTGATGACTGCTGGCCCTGCACTAGATCGTTGTCACGTGGGTGCATACAACTGTTCCTACGTGCCTATAGACAGCCCTAGAGCCTTTGACGAGACTATGTACATCCTAATGTGTGGCACAGGCGTAGGCTTCTCTGTAGAGCGTGAGAACGTGGATAAGCTGCCTATCGTTAATGAGGTGATGCACGACACAGATACAGTAATCAAGGTAGGTGACAGCCGCCCCGGTTGGTCAAAGTCTTTGCGTGAACTCATCTCTCTGTTGTACGCAGGTCAGATACCCAAGTGGGATGTATCAGAGGTACGCCCTGCAGGTGCAAGACTAAAGACATTTGGTGGTCGTGCCAGTGGCCCAGCACCACTAGAGGAATTGTTTGAGTTCGTTATAGCTAAGTTTAAGGCCGCTACAGGTCGTAGGCTTTGGCCTGTTGAGTGTCACGATATCATGTGTAAGATTGGTGAGGTTGTAGTTGTTGGTGGTGTACGCCGTTCGGCTCTTATTAGCCTGTCTAATCTTGGTGATGACCAGATGGCACATGCCAAGTCAGGACAGTGGTGGGATACAGAACCACAACGTGCGCTGGCTAATAACTCTGTAGCCTATAAGGGCAAGCCAGAGATGGGTACATTCATGCGTGAATGGGTTGCACTGTACGAATCCAAGTCAGGTGAGCGTGGTATCTTCAATCGTGAGGCAGCAAAGACACAGGCAGCTAAGAATGGTAGACGTGATGTGGAACATAGTTTTGGATGCAACCCTTGCAGTGAAATTATATTGCGCCCATATCAGTTCTGTAATCTGTCGGAGGTAGTTGCACGTGCTGGTGATACTCAGCAGTCATTGCGTGAGAAGGTACGTCTTGCTACAATCTTAGGTACATTTCAATCCACACTAACTGACTTTAAATACCTGCGTAATATATGGAAAAAGAACACAGAAGAAGAGCGTTTGCTTGGTGTGTCATTGACAGGTATCATGGACAACGACTTGCTCAGTGGTACGTCAATCCATCTTGGCAAGAACATTGGTCAAACGCTGGAGACATTGCGTGACACGGCAGTAGAGACTAACGCTGCTATGGCTGAACAGCTTGGTATTCCACAGTCAACAGCTATTACATGCGTCAAGCCTAGCGGCACAGTGTCGCAGCTTGTAGACAGTGCTAGTGGCATACATGCACGACATAACCCACACTACATTCGTACTGTACGTGGCGATAACAAAGACCCGCTTACACAGTTTATGATGAGTGCAGGAGTGCCAGCAGAACCAGATGTTATGAAGCCAGAGTCCACGACAGTGTTCAGCTTCCCAATGGCATCACCACGGGGGGCGGTTACACGCACAATCCTGTCGGCTATTGAACAGCTTGAGTTGTGGCTTACCTATCAGCGTTATTGGTGCGAACATAAGCCTAGCGTAACAATTTCAGTGAAGGAAAATGAATGGATGGACGTAGGTGCATGGGTGTACAAACACTTTGATGAAGTGTCAGGCATCAGCTTCCTGCCATTCAGTGACCATACATATAAGCAAGCACCGTATCAGGACTGTACAGAGGACGAGTATGATGCTATGGTAGAAAAGATGCCAAAGTCTATTGACTGGACATGGCTACAAGATTATGAAAAAGAAGATACAACAACAGGAGGACGTGAGTTGGCATGTACAGCAGATGCTTGTGAGATTGTAGACTTGAACGCCGCATGATTGAGGGTGCAGACATGCCTAACTGGTGGCAGTGGTGGCTCATATTAGCTGTCACTGTCAACACCCTTATTAATGTAACCGTCTTTTTTGTAGGACGTAAATTTAAGAAAGGAGTTGACAAATGAGGGAGCAAATGGTAGAAGTATTACGGAAACATGCACAGGCTAACATAGCACTGCATGTTGCAAACATTGAGTGTTATCTACGTAACCCTATGGGTATTGGAGAGCATTCAGATATCATGGAAGCAATGCAGGGAGAACTTGATAAGATTGCAGCACATGAAGATAGGCTTGACATACTGAATAATTACTTTAATGAGTAAGGAGTTAGTATGGAAACGGGGTAAGGATTACTTAGTTGCTAATCCACCCCGCAAGTCTCAACAGTGGAATGAGTGGACAAAAGAAAAGGAGAAGCATGATGCCAAAAAAGAAAGTAAGTGAAGACAAGCAAGTAGTCACTATTGACGGTGAAGACTACGCCTTTGATGATTTGAGTGACTTACAAAAATATATGCTTGAACAAGTAATAGACTTGAAAGGCAGGATAAAAACTGCTAGAATGCATTTAGATCAACTTAAAGTTGCCAGCGCAGAGTTTGGCAGGAACCTTTCTCAATCAGTTAAAAAAGGAGAATAGATATGAAGCCTAACAATGGAGACATACGTGCAGATGGTCGGCGTTTTGATGGCACAACGTGGCGCAAGACAGGTATTAATCATCACATGAGTACAGATGGTTTGGTGTATTACAAATGTAAGCATCGCACACTAGATAGTTACATTCAACAGGGGGGTAGTCTGGATAAGATTGTATTCAACAGTGTCAAGGCACAGGACTACAACGAGTTGGTTCGTAGGCTGTATGATGCTGGAGAGTCGGGGGATGTCTATGCTATTGTTAATCCTGCATGGCCTGAGTGGGTTAAGGTAGGTAAGGCTATGGATGCACAGAATAGGTGCCATAGTTATCAAACGTCTTCACCATTTCGTGACTACGAGATAATTGCTACAGTGTACTCTGATAACTACTCCCGTAAGGAAACAGAAATGCATCAGATATTTGAACACTTTGCAAAGGAACGTAGGAATGAATGGTTCAACATAGATCGTGTTACAGCAATTAAACTTTTTAATTATCAGGCAAAGGAGATTTTGAATGCGGCGTAATGGACTAAGTAAGTATGATGCCCCACTCAAAGTACAATATGAGTGGGGTTATCAAGACTTCTTTAATTGGGGTGAATCTATTGGCAAAGATAAAAAGATTAAGCCAAAGGTAGAGAGGAAACTGCACACTAACACTATGCAGTTTCGTGAGTGGCAGAGAGGCTGGAACGATGCTTACAAGGCCAATTTAAAGAGAGTACAACGCAATGAACAAGCTAGAAATAGAGGCTAAGAATTGGGCAATGTCCAAACTTGATTGGAATAAGGAGAAAAATATGTATGGTATAACAGGAAACGCTTATCAAACTATAGCGTGTGACACAGCTATCTTCCCCAAGCACATGGCTATGGAGTATCTTACTCTGGGCCTTACTGGGGAGGCGGGAGAGATTGCTAACAAGGTTAAGAAGTTTATCAGAGATGGCGCACCACCAGATGAGTATGAAGCCAAGAAAATTGAGATTGGCTATGAGATTGGTGATGTGCTGTGGTATTGTGCAGTGCTAGCAGAAGAAATGGGGATGGACCTTGGGCATATCATGGAGAATAATTTACAAAAACTGGCTGATAGAAAAGCTAGGGGTACTCTGTCTGGCTCTGGTGACAATCGTTAAGTATACTATAGGTGGTGCTATATGCCTGTGGTTAATATACATCGTAGGCATGGCACTAACTAATACTATATGTAATTGCACTAGAGACTTTGATGGATGGTGGGAGTTAGAATATTGGACGAAAAAAGAGGGGTCTTAGTTGCCCCCTTTTACTTACCTTTTTGCCATCAACCCGCCACGATTTAATTTCTGTGTCAGTAAGAACATGGCACGTTTAGCATCATTATATGTTATAGGAAATACACCTTTCATTGATGGTCTAGCAGTACTATCTGCAAGTCCAAAGGCGTAGTTCAGTCTTTCATATCTTTTTAGTTCATCCTGATACTTGACACTAGCATTTATTCCACTTAAAAATTCTTTATCTCCCAATTCCGCTACAGGTGATCTAGAAGGAAAAGTAGTATCCATAGTTCCTGCAGTTGTTCCTAGTTTTCTAATGTTACGTATATTTTCTAATACTGAAACTATAGCTTTCATAGTTTCTTTTTTCTCTGACCCT